CTGGTGTTTCTTCATCAACGGCTTGAAAGTTATAGGTGTCTCCCCCTATTATGGAGTTCTGGCTAAGATCGCCAACTGCGTTTGGCCGTAATATTTCAGATGGCATTACTGAACCTCCACATTTCCGTTCTTGTCTATAGCGACTGTGAATCTGTCTTTAATTCGGATGCAGTAATGAGTAACCTCATCTTGGATGCCTTGCTTGTTTACGGCTACCGTGTGGGACCTGAAAAGATCAGCCACCTCGCCATCGCGTAACTGCACCGTGCATGAAGGCGACTTCCCCTTAACGGCTGGCTGCCACATGACAGACTCCACCGTATAGCGGTCTATGTCACCAAACCTATTTTCACGCCCATCATCCTCAAACTGACAGACAGTCTTTCCAACCTTAAGTTTAACTGCCCAAATATAGTCTGGCTGCATGGTTAAATCTCGTCGTAACGGAGGTAAAGGGTCTCTGACACTTGTGCTCCCTGAATCGCTCCATTTGCTAAAGTATCTACTTTAACCTGAAGCACTATTGCTTTACTCTTGCCGTCCTCTGTTATTTGAGTAGAATCAACCACCAGCGGACTGCCTACGATACAGTCCTCGGCGTTCTTTATGGTGTAACCTGCTCCCTTATAGGTCGGATGCCCATTCTGGCTATCGCCCATGTAGTTGCCTGAAGTGCCTTCTTCCCCGGTCGCTTGAGCGTAACTTTCAATGGGCAGTCCACTATCACCGCTGTCCTTGCTTCCTACCGTCATCCGGCCGCCAATCCCGACGTTCCAGCCCACGTCTCCATCGGTAAAAAAGCGGATATTACCGACATAAGTGCCGATGCCTGAAAATTCAAGGCACAAGGTTTTCCAAAAAGAGTAGCGAAATCCGCTTGTCGGAATCGGTACCGGGTAATTCAAACCGGGCACCGCTACGTCTGCCACGCAGAATCGGGCGTTGGTTATCGCTGTCCACGTAGGGGTTGCTCCGTTGGCCTCTTTGATTGTTGCTTCGGTAGGCATTATCTTTCTCCTTTAAACAGTCGGATAAACGGCCTCTATACCGTCCTCTATCCGCCCCAATCCCCGTAACATGGCTTGATATTGCTGCATCTGCTCCTCAGCCCAGATGCGATATGTGGCAGTCAACCGGCCAACATCTATATGACCGGCAGCCTGGCTTAAATAATTCCCTGCCTTAGCAATATAAGCGGCTGCATTCTCAAGTTCACCTTTAGCAGAATCTATAAAGATTTTGGAAATGTTTGAGGATTCCAAAAAGCCCCTTGACTTCTCTAAATGCCCTAAAGCTGTTTGGAGTATGCTTCTGCTATATTCAGCAAAACTCTGGGGTACTTGGTCTCCGTGAGTAACAGTGTTAATTACACTATCGCTTTCAGTTAAGTAAGTCGCTGCCTGAGTGAGCTTTTCTGCCATAAGGGCAATCTCTTCAGCGAAAGTTCCCAGATTAGCTTCCACGTCCTCTCGGGTTGTATCCAAATCCTCAATTGCCCGCCCGATCGTTTCAACCACGTCCGCAATGGCAGTATTAGCATCACCGATTTTACCTACCGCAGCATCTACCTCAGTCAAACATTTGCTACCAGCGAATTGCAGCGCTGCCTTTGCCACCACACCTTGCACTGGAATCTCATCAAATTTACTGGGCATATCACTGGAAGCATCCGCTACCGTGTAAATTCCACCCCAATGAACACCAACACAACTCTCAGCATCTCGATAAACTGTATTGGTATTGGCAGGAACACTCGTTTCCTTAAAAGTGATTTCTAATGTCAACTGAGTATTGGAGGTCACTTTCATTATGCGATACCAATACGTACCACTAGATACGCGGATGAAATAACCGACTTGAAGTACGGAACTAAAGTTAGTCCCGGTCCCGGTGACAGTTGCACTGTCTTTAACAAAAGCGACAGAACCAGTGAGTGTACCCTGTGAAATGGTTGGCTCTGTCGCTAACCTGAGCTCAAGATAATCGCCCTTTATAGTGAAGTTGCGAAAGCTCGGAGGCATATCACCATAAGGCCATTCCGTCCTGACAATATCAACAAGCCCAGTTAAACCACTGATGTCAACGCGCTTAGTGTCCTCTAAAATTGGCAGATAACTGTATTCGAGCTTCGATTCCCGTTTGGAAATCTCGCTGACAACGTTATCGCATATTGCCTCTAAATCTTCTTCTGCCCACCAAGTCTCATCAGTATCTCCTAGCAGTGCTTGGGCTTGTGCCACAATTTCTGCTCGATTTAATCCCATTCACGTATCCTTTTGAATTATTTGCCGACAAAGCCATATCGTTTCTTTTTCGGCTTTTCCACATGCCCGGCATATTTCCGAAGTTCATCCTCACTCATTGTTCGAGCTAGTTCAGCAGCTTCCTTGCTGTAACTATAAGGCGTTTCTCCCTGCTTCATAGCTAAGGCGATACCAAATAACTTACGTTGCTTTTCGCTTACGGCTGGCATCCTGTTTCCTCACTTTCGGCTTGATTTTTATCTCTGGTTCATCTTCTAGCCCGAGTTCAATATCTTCCACCTGTATCTTCTGCCGTGGAATCTCAGACTTTTCCCCACCTAAAATGCCATCCTCTTTATCGAGTATGTCTTGCTGTCGCCTTGCCATCTCTTACTCCTTTTTACGGTTCTTTCATTTCGTCGCCTATTGCATTCATTTTAGAACAGAGATATTTTTCACAGATTTTTTGGATATTCGGCCATAAAATACCGATGTCAGAATTTTCCTCTGCGCTGACAATGGAGATAAAATCCGTTGCTCCTGGTTCTTTAACCTTGAACTCGAAACTTTTCTGATTCTCCCATCGGATTTGAAGTGTCATTACTTTTTCAGCCATGCTTAATCCTCGTGACCGAGTATTTTAGCCCTCGGTCAAGGCATTTATTCACTTTTCCCCGAAGGGAATGTTTAACTTGTTGCTGTCTGCGCCACTTCGTCGGTGACGGCAACGTAAACATTCGGGTTGCCATCCGTCTCAGTCCAACAACCGATGAGGTTGTGGGTGGCTGCCGCAGGGAATGCCCTCCCATTTGTCAAAATACCGCAGTTGATCAGTGTAATCTCCGCATTAGCTATTTCGCCAGTGAGGGTAATACCACCGACAAGACGATAGCCATTAAAGCGTATGCGGTCTTCTGCGTGTTCCAGAATAACGTGAACTAAGCCCTCAATGGTGTTGCCATGCCCATTTGCATAGATGCGGATAGCAGCAGTTCCGGATCGGTTGACATCGATAGCATGGTCAGTCGGAGTCTCGGATTCAATATCAATATCATTAAGATAAAGATTGATCCTCTTGCCGACAGTGGCATTGTCTACCTGTAGACCAACTAACCCGTCACTATGAGAAAGTTCAATTCCCGAAAGCGTTGCACTCCAGGTGCCAGAGGCCGCAGCCGGGTCAATCTTTATGGCAAAAGTTGTCACCGCTTCGATGATAACTGTTCCGGGAATTTCAGCGACTAGCATTGCCTCATTAACATCTGTCCAGGTTACATCTCCCACATAAACTCCAGGCGCACAAATGATAAGTTTCTTGGTTGTAGTGACCTGTGCCATTGCCGCAACAAGACCATCAACGGGATTTGCATAGATGCACTCTTCGCCAGGTGGAACTACTTCAAATCCCGAAGCACCAAGGCGAATACCAGCACCAAATTTCTGCCCCACTGCTTGAAGGCGATCGCGCTTTTTGTTATATGTAATCGGATTTGCCATTTTTTCCCCTTCCGACTTTTTATTCGTAGGGGGCAGGGAGTCGGTTTTCCCTACCCCCTATTACCAAGGGGGGTGAAACCTTGAGGTGGTGAACCTCAAGTCTACCTTCAAGCCCCCGGTATGTTCTCCCAGTCCTCGCCACCGATGAGGATCTGCGTCAGTTTGAAGTCTGGGGTATTAGAGCCGCCAATGGTGGCATAGTGCCGGATATATCTCTTGGTCGTGGCAAACCGTCTTATCCGTCGGCACGGTGTCACAGCCCCAGTAATCTGGTCGAAAGTCACCAAGTCTTTATAGCCCGATGCCGCGGAATCGGACTCCTGAATCTTCACATCTAGGGTAGGGCTTGTGCCCGACGCAGCCGTCGGACAAACGATTACCACAGACATGCCTTTAACTGGCGTTTCCCCAAGATCAATTACAGCACAACCAGAACTTCGCACAGTCGAGACAATCGATTGCTCATTAGCAGTCAGAGCGGTTGAATCGTCTCTAAGCTTCAATTCACTATCAAACATTGTTATCCTCCTTACGATGCGTTGGTCGGGATAATCCCGTATAGTCGAGCAATGGAACGAGGATTGACTATCGCCAAGCCAAGAGGCCAGTCAACCACGGTTCGGTAGGTTACTCCATCCTCTAACTCGCCTTTGTCGTTGACTTCCATTGCATACATCTGGAAGCCCCAGAGAAACTTACCGATGCCGAACTTCACTGCGTAAATCGAGCTCTCGGTAGAGCCACCACCAAGTGTCTCGGATAGTGGCATAATCAGTGTGGTTTGGTCGGCCTTAACGCCGATGTCATACATCGGGATTGAGCCGTATCGGTCAACAATCCGGCCAAACATATCTTTGGTTGTGTCCAGCAGCCCTCTCCGGCGCAAGCAAGAGCGCAGTGCCAGTAAGACATTTTTGTTCATAAGCAGTGCATCCGGGCTGTGCCCGTCAATGCTGTAAATTAGCTCATCAACCTTGTCCACGAACTTATTTTGAGTGGATTCATCTTTAAGCACGCCTTCCGTCGTTGCTCCACCATCCAGGTCAATATACTGAGTCGTAAACCCAGCAGCATAAAGTCCATCAACGCGCTTTTTGACCCCCATGAACTCATCTGTGATAGTGCTAGGGTCGCCATTGATGAATCTGTCGTTAAAGCAATAAGCCATAGCCTTAATCTTTAGATATTGCTGCACTGCTCGAACTTTGGCTATGGTATTACCAGCACGAACTAGAGCCTTATCCACATCAACTAGGCCACCAAGCATTGACACCACTTCGGTTCTCTGCTCGACAGTGCCCTTAGACGCAGACCAAGCGTCGTTTATCTTGCGGAAGCCCACGCTCGGCAAATCCTTATACCGTATAACCGTGGTGCTCAGTTGACCGGTAGTCTCCCAGGGAACGAGCTTCATTAGGTCGCTCTCCATCAGGAAAGTATCGATTACCGATTTCCGCAGCGTATCTTTCTCAAGCTGAGAATAATCAGCTAACGTAACTGCATCGGCCAATTTAGTTTACCTCCTTAAATTATTTTCTTGCTTTTGCGTAAGCTTCTTCAGCAAGCTCGTCAGGAGTCTTGCCTTTCAGCGACGCAACGGGTGTGGTCCTCAAGCTATCTGGCGGTGGGTTCCCAGGCAAGCCACCTTCACCCTTCGGCAACTTCTCAGCTATCGTCTTAACCAATTCCTCAAGAGCCTTTGGCTCCTCTATTTTGGCTAGCAACGGCTTAATAAGCTCCTCCAGCACGGTGTTGCCCTTACAAAGTTCCTGTAACTTTCTGTCCCTGTTCTCTGTCTGCCATCTTTCCAGTACGTCTGTCAGCTCTACAATTTGGTCATTTAGCTCCTGTTTTTTTGCGGTGAGGCCCCGGACTTCGCGAACCAGCGAATATCTATCCGAGACTTGCTTTCGCCTTTCTGAGTCATCTCCCGCTTTATCAAGTTCAGCTTTCTCGTCAGCTTCCAGCTTACCTTTGTCCAGGTCAGAAAGTTTGCCTTGAAGTCCGCCAACTTGCTTCCTCAAATCCTCGTTTTCTCCTGTTAAGGTATTTATCCTTGTATCGAGTTTTGAGTGCTTTTTGTTGGCAAATTCCTCAGCGAATTTTTGAAGCCTCTTTAGTGCCTCTTCATCGCCAGGTGAAAGCTGTTGATCCTTATCTCCAGAAGTCGCATCCTGGTTACTGTCCTTGTCGCCAGAAAGTGATTCCTGTCCGATTTTGTCATTAGCATCCACGTTTAGTCTTTTCTCCTTTCAATACAATATGCAGGTGTTTCGACCTTGCACCCTACAATATATAGTAAAAGACATTGTGTAAAGTCTTGTCAACTTTCACATTCAAAAAAATTGTGGGAACTATTTACGAAACCTGGCTTTTCACCAAACGGTGAAAGTGGTAGAATCAAAGTGGGAGGTGAATGATGAACAGGGGTAATATAATCTTGTCGGTTTTAGCCATCACCTTAGCGCTGTTCCCTTTGGTTGGATGTGCACCGCAAAAAGAGGAATTACAAACAGAAACATCCCCAATCGAGATAACTGCCGAAAAGCTATATATCGAATACGAAGAGCAACAATTAGCCGCAGATACCGAATATAAAGATCGCACCTTGCGTGTGTCTGGTAAAATTTATACCTTTGGCAAAACTACTTCTATCATAGGGTTGTCGCAAAAGGAGGAGCTGCCTTATTTGATTTTAGATGGAGGTAGAGCTGAAAGTTCTATACCAGGGCTTCTTGATATATGGGGAACACAGTGTATTTTTCCTGCCGGAAGCACAGCAGTACTTGCCAAATTAGCAAAAGGCGATGAGGTGGTCGTAGAAGGTAAATGCCTTGGTGGCCAAATGCGATTTGTTGTCCTTACTGATTGCTACCTCATTTCTATTAGCAAATAATTAAGGAGGTGAGAGGTGACGAAAAAGATGACACCAGAAGAAGTTGAGTGGCAAGCATTGTGCAGACTATATCAAATTAAGTTATCAAAACAGAAACGACCTACTTTTAGAAATAAATGGTCTCGCAACATTTACATAACGATTGTCTTTTTGTCTTGGTTTTACTTCACATATATAAACATAAAGAATGCCCCGAATGAATCTTTCGTTATAATTCTAATTCAATCACTGGCTGGACTTCTGGCAATTGCACTTATAGTTTTACTGTTCTACTACCTAATTTGTTGGATTTTGGATTTACTATCTAATTTACTTCTCAAACGGTAACTTAGGCTTTTTCGGTGCTGGCATTCCCTTCAACCAGCATTCTGGATGAGTCTTCCAATAACCATATGTCACACCTTCAGCGTCAAAATCGCAGTGCTGTGCCCTGAAACTGTATCTGGCATTGCCTAAAGGTAACTTTGAATACTGCTCACTGTGAATTTTAAGAAACCCCTTCGATTCTAGCAGTTTAAGAGATTTTAGCCGCGCATCCTCCTGCCCTTCCTCAAGGTTAAAGTAAGCGTTTATCTCTGGATGCTCCAGCTTGTATCGCCACTTGTAATATTGCTGTTCGTCTGCCCTCTCATACTGCTTCTCTATCGCCCGGTACTCATCCCACATCTTTTGGGTAACACGGTATTTTTGCACCGCCTCATCAGGCACTATATTTTCCTTGAAGGCTGGTATTGCCTTCTCTGCCACATCATACTTCTGCATCCACTCCCGCACCAATGCTTCAGCTTCAGGATTCTCAAATTTGCTTGTATAACCCCAGAACACCAGCATCGCTTCCAATTCCACATTCTCCGGGTCTTGCCTGAATTTCTCTCTTGCCTTGATGTCCCTGTCGCCAGACTCATCAACCAACTTCCAATAGGTATCTGTAAGCCTTAATTTATCCAGCACGAGTTTATACCGCAATGGGTCTTGCCCCGATAAACCATCGTGCATCAAATCGAGCACGGCCTTGTAAGTTGTCTCGCCGTACTTTTTTCTGAACTCATCTACTCGTTGTTGCCTGACTTGGTACTTCTCCTCATTGGTAAGCCTATCTGAAATGCCTTCATCGTTCATTGTGTAATCCCACCATTCCCAATAGGCTTGCTCGAAAAGGGTTACTTCGCCACTCTCTTGTTTTTCTTTCTTTGACCTCTCCAAATCTGCGTCAACCGTCTTATAAAGTTTATCCTTCTTCAACTCACCTCGCTTTACCCACGTATCCCTGCTGTTATCGCTCCAGGCCCAACGCAAGTCGCCCATGCCGTAGTTACTGTCCGGGTCTCGGAGTATATCTAGTTGTATTTTATCAGTTTCTATGTGCTCGTTATCAATACGCTTACTTTCCTCATTAAACCACCGCCAGGCATCAGAACTGTACCGATTCGATTCAGTCCGTGCTTTTTCTAGTTGCTGTTTGAGTTCAGGATGCTCTTGCAAAATCACCCACTCCTGGTGGCCGTCCAAATCCGCCCAATGCAAATCAAAGTTCTCCCTTTCCTCTAATTGCCAGTCCTCAAAGAAATCGTCTGGCATCTCATAAACCACCAGATCCGCCATCTCATTAAAGGTCTTCCATTCGCTCTGCGGATAGGTGTTGAAGCCAAAGAACTCCCCAGCAGCAGACCCAGGGTTTGCTGGTTTATCCTGAAACCAAATGCCTTGTGCTACCAAAGGTGTAATCTTCTCCGCTATATCTTGAATCCAATCGTCAGCATCCTCAAATTTCCTGCCCAAAAAGTCTCGCCCCGTTATCATCTCTTTTGCCAAATTGATGGTCGGTGATGCCTTTTGAAATGGAAAACGCAATAACGGATTCTCTCCAAGGTCAAGCCTTATCAATTTCTCTGGTTCCGTGGCTATAGTTCCTGCTAAGGTAGCACCAAGCCGTAGAAAGCTCATGTAAGATGTGCGGAAGGAAAGAATACGCCCACCTATATTAAGGCTGAAAAAGTCCGCGCCATCGCCACCTTCATAATTCTTGTAGAACTTTCCGATGGAAGGATCGGCACTTGCGGGGAGTGGATTCAACTTCGGCTTCTGCCCTAACGCATGGCAGAGTGACACATATACCAGTGTCCAAGCCATGAGTGAACTACCAAAAATCTGTCTTATCTCATTGGCAGTAGCCCCTCGGCTGAATAAATCACCTAGAATAAGAAATTGTGACCGTACAAATCGTGGTGCAAATAAGAAAGCACTTTCGGCAGCTCTTTGGTTTGCGCTCACGCCCATCATTCTTGTTGACACAACGCCGGTGATTTTATTCCACATATCAACAAGTTCCCTGGGATTTCGGCCAGCCTTAGTCCAGGCACGTTCCATACTCTCCACACCTAATATTCGAGCCTGTTCACCCCAAACACTAAAGCCATAAGCGGCTCTACCAAAGGTATTTTCTACTAACCATGAAAGCGGTTTTTCAATTAGTGGGACTTTTTTAACCCACTGGGCAATCTTAGGCATTATCTCCACAAACTCAGTGCCACCCTGACCAGTTATCAATCCTAAAGCTCCGTATCTACTATACGTCTCAGCGTGCTTGGCTACAAAAGCTCGGTGAATATTTGGATGTGCCATAGAAGCGATATGTGCTCCCAGCGTCCTCGGCCAAATCCAGGTCGGTTTAGTTTTTCCCCCGGTTAATCCCCATTTGATCAGATTCTTCAAATCATTGCCCAAAGTAAGAAAGCCTTGAATAAATGGTGCCGAAAAGTCTAAAGCTGCCTCTGTCATTACAAAGGCTCTGGAAACTGAACTAAATCCCTTCAGCCATTTGTCCGCTTCCACATTAGATCGTTTTGCCACCTCATTCTCAATTTCCTTCCCGGTATACTCCACGCCATGAATAGTCGTATTCTGAAAGGTGCTCATTGTCTCTGGGCTGAAAGATTCGGTCAACTTCGTGTGCCTGAGATACTCCATTATATTTTCGGCTCCGCCTTTAGCAACAAAAGCCTCGCCTTTGCGAATTCCTAAAACGTCCCCAGCTTCTGATAATAGATTATCAAGCAATTGTTTCTTTTCTGCACCTCTGAATTTATCAGCATTTAGATAAATCTCCTTCAGCATTTTGCCTGATAGCTTCCTGTCTTTGGTTAACTGCTCAATTGCTTTGTTAATCTCATCAAACTTTAACGGCGCATCCTTGGTAATGGCATTGCCAGCCCTAACGTCAAGTAGCATATCTTTGAACTGTTGCTTCGTTATTTTGAGGTTGTCCCACATCTCCTGACTGATACCGTTGATTACTTTTGTGACTTCGTTGCGATCCAAAGATATTACTCTCTCTAGTGCCTCGGCCAGTTCAGGCATATCTTTTCGTATTGCAGCCATTGTTGCCCCTGGCGGTCGCTCACCTCGCTTTACCCTTTGAATCACCTCAACTAAGCGTTTTCCCTGAGTTAATTTCTCCTGTGTTGAGGCTCTAAGCCATGCAGCATACTTCCCCAGCTCCGTCTCCGCTGCCTTCGGCTTCATAAACATACGTAGATGCTCTGTAGCCTGAACTCCAGCCATGCGCCGATAGAGTCCGTTAACCGTAGCCAGCAATGTATCCAGAGGTGAAGCATAATCATATTTTTCGAGACCCTCCTCAAAAATGTCTACAAGCCGGCGCTTCTCCACCGAAGTTTTCGCCATCAGCCGGCTCACGCGCCCACCTGCCCTACTAACCTTAACCTGCGCCTTCGTCAATCCCTTCACGCCAGTAACACGCCGGGGGAAATATTCAGATAGCCCAGAATAAATCCGCTTGTCTATCTTTATCCCGAGCTCCTCGGCCATACTCACCACATATTTAAGCCTCAGATGTGCCTCCTCAATCCATTTAATCGCCTTATCATCGGCGAAGTGAAGATATTTCCAATTTTCCATAATTGTGCCAGCCCCTAAAGCGCCTTTTTCTGCAAATTCTTTTTGAATCCATTCTGGTGCATCCTTTAGTGGCCAGACCTTCTGTGCCGATGCCCATTCGCCCGCTTCGTCCAAACCCAGCATTTTGTAGATGTCACCAACCTCATTCATCTGGTTGCGTACCATTTCCACCGCAGCATCGCCAGCTTCTAACCCCCGATTATGAACTAAACTTGCCTCTTTAACTTGCCTCGCCATTGCATTGCCTTTGATGCGTCCAGGATATTTCTGCCCGATATATTTCAGAAAATCCTCTATTTTCTCAAGGCGTAAATCAGGCAACGCCACACCCTTTTTTAATGCCCCAACTTTAACCAATCCTGCTTCAATGCCTTTACCAATCTTCTTCAATGGATAGGTAACTGGCAGCATTAAAATCTTTGAGGCCTTAGCTTCTAATGCTGGCACTTTCTCTGCCGCTTTAATTGCGACTTCGGCTAATCTGGCAGCCTTCATACCTTTCGCTGCCCACCCGAAACTCCTCAAAGCCTTGGCAGCAACGCCGCCAATCGGTATCCAGTAAAGAGGATTCAGCAATTCAGCCATACCCTTAACAAACTTCGGTGCTTCCCAGGCATCATATCGAGCTCGCATCACTAGGGGATTCTGAATATTTAACTCAGGCCAAATGCTTATTAGATTCATTAGGGATGTAACTGGATTGGCTTCAGATACCATGCCAAGAATAGACTTTACAACCGATTCACCCCTCTCTTGCCTGACTAGAAAAGTAGCAAATAGGATTGAAGCCCACCATCGGTCAATATCAGCGCCTCTCTCCCAAAACCCCATCATTTTATTCAAATCTGGGTCGGTTAAAGCAGCCTCTTGAGCCGTTACCTTACCGCTTAGGTAAGCTTTTACGCTCTCTAATGGCACGCCAGCCTCACGCAAAACATGGGCTACTTCGGCCTTCTCTCCCGCGGCATCAAGGACTTTCAGCTTTTCTCCCAGCTCCTCAATATTTATGGCTGTAAAGTTCTCAGTTAATTCTTGCTGCGTTTTTGGTTGTTTAGGTTGATTCGGATAAATCGCATCAATCTGTTCCTTGGTTGCTCCCATCCATTCCAGCAAAGCCTCAGTATCCAGTGTCCGTCCTTCTTTCTGTAAAAGTTCATAAAAATCGTTAGGATTCTTTTCTGCCTCAGCAACAAGTTCCTCTAGATTCTCTGGCGGTAATAGATTTATCTCCCCCCACGGGAACCTATACATACCACCAGTTGCATCATTCAATTCCTGAAGCGTGATTGCTCCACTGAAAAAGGCTCCCAATTGCTCTGGAGTTATAATACCTTTCTCTGCAAATTCTGCTAATCCTTTATTAACTGCCTCCATATTGCCTTGCTTTTCATATTCAAAGCATTCACTAAATGATGTAAATTTATCATGCGTGAATGTGGGATATTCAAATTTCAGCTTAGGCAAAGCACCGAGTTCCTGAAGCCATTGCTCGAACTCATCATCATTCTGCGCCATCACCGCATTGCCTTCAGGCGTAATGAGTGTATTTGCCAAGTTGCCATACGCATAGCCTTCAGGCAACTTCGGTTGGCCTATAACCTCTTTCAAAGGCTCAATCAAGGCTGGTGCTGCCTTGATAACCTCTTCCATACTTGTAGGCAAAACAGGGACCTTGTATTGACCGTCTAGTGATAGACGGTAACGGATACCGTTCTCCTCTTTTTCTTCTGACTCCGGCCACATCCCCTTCCCCCAACCCGTTGTCGTTGTCATACCGAGGCGTTCTCTATTTTCATATTCCTGCTTAAAAAGCTTGCTGATCTGCTCCACCGTGATACCCTTATCCATTAGCTGCTGATTATTTCTAAATTGCTCTGCAACTGCCTTATAAAATTCCCTTAAGCCGCCTTCATCTGGCGAATATCCAGCCACCTTTATGTTCACGCCACCCATAGCGATACACTTCTCAATGACATCCATCGGTACGCCAGCCCACATGGCAGCCTCAGCATTCCACTCCGTCACGCGTACTCTGCCTTGCAAAATGTCGTGTTGCTCCTCGGTTAACTTGTAGGGTGCCTCAAATTTTTCTACTGGGTATTCAGTTGGTTTAACTCTATATGGTTCAGGAATTCCCTCAGTCAATTCTGCTGGCATTGGAACTTCAATGCCTCCTACCTCCATTGTTTTAGGCGGTGCCTTCACGGCAGCTTCGTGTTCAGCTTCCATGCGTTTACGTTCCATTTCTGCAACAGCTGCTCGCATTACATCATTGATAAATGCCTCTGGTTTGCCTGATAGAGGTGCAATGCTTCCTTCAATCCCAATATCCCTAGCAGCTTGAACATAAAAGTCAGTCAAATCAATCAGCTTGGCTTCGCTCAAATCTTTGAGCATTTGCTCAAAAGTTAGAGCACCAACCGGAGTAACAAACTTCTCTTGATTCGCCATCCAAAGCTTCTTTAGTTCGTCTTCGGTATTGATCTGCCAGTAAGCCAGTTTCTCCAACGGAGAGGCTTCAGGCGGTGGTGGCATAAACAATTCTGGCTGTTCTGCCTTCTGTTTCACCAGTTTGCCTAGCAATCTATCATAATCTAGCTCTGGAGCCCCCGGAAGCACGCCACCAACATGCTGAACCCGTTTTAGTAGCTTGAGACTCGGTTCGAGATACTGCTTGACACCTTCAGGTGTCGTCTGGGCTTTAACTTTACCATACTTTTTCTCAAACTCTTTCTCAAACTCTTTCTTCCATGTCTCAACATCAAACTTCGCCAGCCCCGCTTTCATAGCTAAATCAGCTAGGGGTGATTCATCTTCATCGGGGAATGCTTCTCTGTACGCCCCAAGTATTTGAGAGTAGTCAGCCTCGGGATTAGATGATGTAATCTCCTCAAACCACTTTTCAATATCTGGTTCAAGGGTATCTAAATTGACTTCAAGAGTTTCAAAGGGGAGTTTATTAAGAGTCATTTACCCATCCCTATGAACGGAAAGCGTCTTCGCTTTGGCAAGGTTGCAGTAGATTCAGTAGGTGTAGGTTCAGGCACAGCAACTTTTGGTCGTCTCAAAAATGAGAGTGTTTTAGGCAATGGTGGAGCTTGTGGTTGCTGCATAGTTTGAAGCTCTGGATGCAACATTTCCCGTACTTGTCTGCGAAATTCGTCTTTACTTAATTTAGCCATCATTCCGTCTCCTTTGCTTTCATGCCTTTCTCTGTTTCAAATATGCGCCGGCGGCGCTTTTCTTCGCGCAATGTCTTGGCCTCCGCTACTTGAGGGCGGCTGGCAATCGGCATTGTGGTTAATCCCGGTAGTGGTTTCGGCTGACTTGGTAATTGTGGGAGTGGTTGACCGCCTGAGACTATCTTGCCACCTTGAACCGCGTAACCGATTTCCCTTAACGCAATATCGGCTAATATTTCATCATCCGGATCACCAGTATCCAGCAATGCTAGGCCATAAGCATATTTTCTGGCTGCCTCGGATTCCTTCAAAAGCCGCTCTCTATTGCGCATTTTGATAGTTTCTTCGTAATCCTCAATCTTCAAGATATGCTTCCAGACATATTCCTCTGGAACTTGCAAGTTTAACCATGATTGGGCAATCGTACTATCTGCAATGCTCTCATCTGGGCTGACCGAGAAGTAATCAATGGCAATAACAAACTGTTTGTCTTTGAAATCTTTAGGGTCAAAGGGTATCTCCTCCAACTTCAGCCCTTCCGGTACTAATGCTTTGTCGAGTGGATAACCACCATTTGCAAACTGATTGATGAGGCCATAACTCGCTAAACTCATAATCATTCTTTTTGCCTTAAGGCGTGGTACAAAAACTTGGTCTCTGGCCGCCTCAAGCCGTTTGATTGCCAGTGCTGATAACTCAAAACTTAGCTGACCATAATCTACGCTGGACATCGTTGCCTGTTGAATTCTTAACATAATTTGTCCAAAAAAAGCTTGAAAGGCTTCGGGTATATCCTTAAATGGTATAGCTCTGTATCCCTCACCAGTCCTATATGGTGTAACAGACCTGAGACCGAAGGGTGGATATTTCGCTTTCCGCCCATCTTTTGATTCAAACCCCAACGGAGCCATAATTTGCATCATGTTCTGTGTTGCCCAGCCCGATGATTGCCTGTTTAACAGGTCGTATAGATGTCTTACTGGAGCGTAAATACTCTCGTTTCGATGTTTAACACTTCCTTGCTTCGTGCTCCAGAGTGGGCTTGTGGGGCATCCTACATAAAATATAGGATTCATTTTTAGTCCATGTGCAACCTTTCTAATTTGTCTATCCTCTACGTAGATATAATTATCAGTTGCAGTCCAAATATCGGTAACTACCGCATCGTCGCTGCCAATGTCTTCGCCATACTCCGCTTTAATATCCCAAGCACTACGTCTACCTCTAATCGCTCTGATTTCAGTTCCTTTATGGCCGGGTTCAAAGATTAGAGCTCGCGGGTCTATGGCCTTAATGTCAAAGTAATATTTCTTGCCTTCCCTCAAAACCAGAATACGTACAGCACAACTACCACGAAGTGGTGTTGAGTGGTCAAAACATTCCTCCATACCAAATTGACCTTCAGCGATTATATTCTCATCAGCACGAGTGTAAGCAAATTTAAGGAATTGTTCTGCCTTTGATGCAACCTCATCCTCTTCGCATTGTATGTCAAAGCGCCTTTTCGCCGTTCCTAATGTCCAGATAACCCTATCGGCAAATGTGCGTGGGTCATTCATGGTCACACTTTCAACATCTTCATATGCCCGGCCTTTGGAATCGGCAAACACATATTCCTCAAGCAAGTACCGTTTCTCAAAGTCCTCATCCATCCTCTTAAATGCGGGGTCTAGGTATGTTTCCAACTTGTCTACTTTGGTTAATATTTCATCTTTTTGTTCTGCCATTTAGACCTCCTATCTAATTGCTATAAAACCACATCCCGGGCAATAAGTTGATGAAGATGGAATAACACTCCCGCATGATATACAGTAAGCTGGCTGTACCAACGCTGTGCCACAATCCCGACAGTATTTTAGTCTGATAGCACCCGTTGCATCAGCAGTAAACCATGCCGCACACGTTGGACAGTAAGGGTCGTGTTTCAATAGTTCCTTTTCTGCCCTTGATACAGTTTTGCTTCTTGTTTTTGATTTCATCGCTTTATTCATTTCAGCCATTGCCTTACTCCTTAAAAGAATCTCTGTGCTTCAACCTCGCCCGAGATATTGGCTAATTCATAAGCCACAGTAGCCATCGCTCCAGCAGTAACACAGTCGTCATGAGTCGCATTAGACACATATTTACCATTCTCCAAGGCCCAACTAAACATTTCCTGAATTGCTGGTTTATATCGGATAGTCAAGCCATCTCGAACTGCTACAGCAAAGTTCATCAAATCCATTTGCTCATTTTTCTTGCCGAGCTCGGTATAGCCTAGCTTCTCGCCTTTCTGGTCGCTGCAATGAATCTTGTCCCGATAACCCATGGCTGCCAAAGCATCTAACACCATCTGGCCCCAAGCATCATTGCCCATTACCAGAAGTGGCCGTCCATATTCCACCAAAAGTTGGTGAGCATGAAAAGCAAAAATATCCGGCGTCATCCTGTTAGTCCGCATGATGGTGCATAACTCTCTATCTTGCCCGGCGGCACCTTCAATCCACAGCACACTGTAATCGCCACCACGCCCTTCTGCGGCATCACCACCGGCATAATAACGCACAGTAGGTTTAGGCCGGTGAAAAATAAACGTCTGCCCAACTCTTGTCTCTTTGGGCTCCCGGCACATCATCAATAGTCGTTGTAAGGCATCTCTCTCAAATAGTCCTTCGCCCTCAATGGCACCAAGTGCCTCTTCTTCCGTCGTAGGATAATCATGTTCAAATAGCCACAGAGGGAAGTAATCTTTTCTGGTTTTGATATACCATTCTCGTGTTCTATCTGCCCTCACGTACCAAGGTAGGAAAATAGGAAAATAGTTGTTCTCACCCGCCTTAGCTCTCTGGTAGAGTGTCTTGAAATGACTCATTGGTTTGCTTCGCTTCGATGTGCTCATATCGAGAATTGAGGCACCACCAGGAGCATCAACAGTCGGCTTCACATGGGCAAAGTTTTCTTCAGCAAATTTGTGAAAGTCGAGCTCATCTCTGGTCACGTGTGTTGCCGTCTCACCAACACCCGCATCCTCAGTAGACGGCAATGCCCTAATTCGGCTGTGTGTATCTGGAAAGAAGAGCATTGGGGAGCGACTTCCTGCATCATGTGGTGGTGTCCTATTTCTAAGCCAATCTGGAAGGCATGTATTGATAAAACGGCTTTTATCGACTAACTCCGCAGCCTCGTCTTCCCCTTTAGAAAAGCAAAGAACATTGGTTGCGGGCCGATAGCATAGCCAATCGTGATAACCAGCAGCGAGCCAGCTACCACCTATCTGTTTCGGTTTAAGAAGCACAACTTGGCGATGGTCACGTAGTGCCAAAAGTATTAACTTGAGGTGGGGCCACATCTCGAAAGGTATAATTTGCTGCGTGGTGGCATCTTTTATCTTCACATACTTAAAGAATTCAAAAGGATTGGCCACACAGTGATTAAAACGATTGTCCTGCTCCTCAAACGTGAGCTTTTCTTCGGTTTTTGTTATTACCATTGTGATTCAGGTTTCTTTAGATCGGCAATCGGTTCTTTGTTCTCATTGACGATAACAAGAGGCAAATTCTCTTTAATCTGCCTTTCCGTCATCTCTTTGAGTTCGTCTAACGTAATGACTTCCATTTTTCTCCTTTCTATCTAAAAAGTAATTAGGCAAGAAGGGTGTAGTAAAGATTGCAGCCATCGGATAAGCCATAAAAGTAATTGAACCGTAGCCCAATAAACCGTCATGCCCACCCAGATTGCCACTATAAGCTTGATGGTTTCATTCTTCAATCTGCCTTCCTCCGGCAGTCGCGGCCAGAGAAGCGGCCAGAGAAAAAGTTTCTGCCCAGCGGTTGGTGCGTAATTGTACTCCACATCTGCCCACACGATTCACAATAGACCACACTCTTTCCGCCTCCAGCTATGTTTGTTGTCCCACCGCAGACCAGACATGGCGCAAAAAGTTCGTGGAGCCATTTCCGGCATCCACTGGCCTC